GATAGAGGGGAACGTTACTTAAGTTGTGACTAATTATAGTGAAGAAAAAACTTACAAAAGAAATCATGAAAGCCCTACAAGAAGCGGCTAAGTAAGACCAGAATATTTTAGGAGGTAGAGAAATGAATTTGGAAGCATTTTGGAGAGAACTAACTGTCGGTCCAGCACGAAGAGTATGGTGGATTGCCATGGGTGTTATGTTTATTTTAGGTCGAGCTTGCTAGACTTCTCAGATTTGGTATCTATACTTAGGATGTAAATTTTTGAGAGGTACCATGGAACGCACTAAATCAGACATCCCATTTGTGGGCTTACACGCTCACAGTGTCGCCGGATCCCCATTTGATGGATTCGGATATCCACAAGAACATATGGACTATGCCTATAAGAATGGCATGTCCGCTCTTGCACTTACCGATCATGGAAACATGAACGGTTTTTCACATCAAGTACTCCATGCCAGAAAGATGAAGGAAGCAGGCAAAGACTTCAAGCCCATCTTCGGCGTGGAAGCATACTTTGTGCCTTCAGTCAAAGACTGGAAGGAGGCTTATGACAAAGCCAAGGAAGACAAGAAGACTGCCCGTCAGCTAGAGAGCGACCCAACCAAGACTGCCAACGAAGACGAGAACTCTTCAAAGCGCAAGGTTGATAATATAATCCGCGCACGCAGGCATTTGATTCTCTTGGCACAAAACCAAGAAGGTTTGAATAACATCTTCAAGATTATTTCTACAACCTTCCAGGGAGATAACTTCTACCGATATCCACGCGCTGATTACGATCTGCTGAAGAAACACAACAAAGGCATCATCGCAGCTTCGGCTTGTTTGGGTGGTGTATATGCTGGAAATTATTGGGATAATTGTATATACGAAGAGTACGAAGACGGAGAGACTGGAAAGATAAAGAGTAAGAAGGTTGGCGAGAACGAAGAGGCCATCCTTGAAGCTATGCGTGAAACCACAAAGAACATGGTTGATATCTTTGGCGACCGTTGGTTCGGAGAGCTACAGTGGAATAATGTACCAGAGCAGCACAGCTTGAACAAGTATGTTATTAAGATGCATGAAGAGTTTGGCATCGACCTTATCTCTACTGCTGACAGTCACTATCCAGATCCTGAAGCATGGAAAGACCGAGAGCTATACAAACGCCTAGGATTCCTTAACCGACCCAATCGTCCAGAGTGGATGACTTCCGAGCTTCCGATTGACGTTGATGAGATTGGGTACGAATTGTATCCAAAGAACGGTGATCAGATGTGGGAGTCTTACAAGAAGTACTCTGAAGAGTGTGGCATCGACTACGATGACCAGATGGTTTATGATTCAATGACGACAACGCATTGGATTGCTAATGAGCTTATCGAAAACTTCATGCCTGATGACACTGTTCGATTGCCTGACTTCGTTGTACCTGATGATATGTCAGCCACGAAGGCTTTAACTCTTGATTGCATCAAGGGTCTTCGCAAGTTTAATCTAGATGATAAAGACGAATATGTTCAAAGGCTCAAGCATGAGTTGAATGTTATTGATGACCGAGGGTTTAGCAAGTACTTTCTTACCATGAAAGCTATTGCAGACAAGGCTAACGAGAACATGCTAGCTGGACCAGGACGTGGTTCTGCAGCAGGATCCCTGGTTGCTTATGTTTTGGGGATCACACAGGTCGATCCTATCAAGTACGGTCTGCTCTTTAGTCGCTTTCTGCGCTCTGACGCCACAGACTATCCTGATATCGATTATGATGTCAGTGACGCCTTCGGACTAAAAGAAATCCTTGCAGAAGAGTGGGGTGACACAACAGTTGTCCCGATCTCTAACTTCAACACTCTGCAGCTTCGGTCTTTAATCAAAGACATTAGCAAGTTCTACGAAGTCCCATTCACGGAGGTAAACGCTGTCACATCAAAGATGATGTCAGAGGCTACACCGCGTGCAAAGGCAAAGCATGGCATCAAGTCTGGTGTTTATGTCCCAACATTTGAGGAGATCATGGATTTCTCTGAATCCCTTCAGAAGTTCTTGCAGAATTATCCGCACATTAAAACACACGTTGAGGCTTTATATGGTCAGGTGCGTTCGACTAGTCGCCATGCCGGTGGGGTCGTGATTGGTGAGGACTTAGACAAGCACATGCCTTTGATCAATTCAGGTGGTGTGTTGCAGACTCCATGGTCAGAAGGACAGAACGTCCGACATCTTGAGCCAATGGGGTTTATTAAGTTCGATTTGCTTGGCTTGTCGACACTGGAGATGATTCAAGGCTGTATTGCTAAGATCCTCCAGAGAGAACACAACATAGAGAATCCATCTTTCGAACAAGTGAAGAAGTGGTACGATGAAAACCTTCATCCCGACACTATAGATCTCAACGATCAAAAGGTTTACAAGAACATTTTCCATAAAGGAAAGTTTGTTGGAGTATTCCAGTTCACAAACGAAGGAGCGCAGAAGTTCTGCAAGCGTGCAAAGCCTGAGAACATCATTGATATTTCAGCTATCACATCTATCTATCGCCCAGGTCCTCTTGGTGCGAATGTAGATAAGTCCTATGTGAATGCAAAGACAAATCCTGAAACAATCAATTATGTTAATGACATTGTTAGGGAGGTCACAGAAGAGACTGCTGGTTATCTAATCTTCCAAGAGCAGATTGCACTGTTGGCTCACAAGCTAGGAGATGACATCTCTCTTGATGAGTCTAACCTTCTCCGTAAACTTCTCACAAAGAAAGGCACAGGCAAGGGTGCCAAAGCAAAGAATGCTATTCACGAGAAGTTTATTAAAGGATGTATGAAGAATGGTGTTGATAAATCAACAGCAGTCGAGCTATGGCAGAACTTTGAATACTTCTCAGGATATGGCTTTAACAAGAGTCATGCCGTATCATACTCTATTCTTTCATATCAATGTGCATGGCTGCTGAACTACTACGCTTCAGAGTGGGTGGCATCGTTCTTAGACAAAGAGCCAGAGACAAGGAAAGAAGCAGCAATCAATCTTGCCAAGAGTCATGGCTTCGAGGTCATACCTGTTGATATCAATACTTCGGGAGTGTCTTGGAGTATTGCTGCAGACAACAAAAAGAAACTATTCCAGCCCCTATCTTCAATCAAGGGCTTGGGTGAGAAAGCTATTGAGCAGATCATTGACAATAGGCCATTCAATACAGTTGAAGAATTGATCTTTAATGAGAACATAACATATGCTAAACTAAATAAAAAGTCGCTTGATGTTCTCTGTCGCGCCAATGCTATGAATTCAATTATCGATGACAGGTTCACCGGAGCGAAACATTTTTGGATGGCTATCATTCAGGACAAGCCGAAAAACGAAAAGAAGATGAATGAAAACATTGAGCTATATGAGCCAGAGGGTGAGTTTACCAAGGAAGAGAAGATTGAGTATCTTTCAGACTTGACTGGTATCTTTCCATTCCACTTGGTTATGAGCGATGAGATCCGTGGCAAACTTAATGAGTATCAGGTACCATCGCTGACTAACTGGGATAATGATTTGGGTATCGCTTGGTTTATTCCAAGAGAGGTTGTCAAGAAGAAGACCAAGAACAAGAAAGATTATTGGATCTTAAAAGTTATTGATGACTCTTCGACCATGCATTCAATTCGATGCTGGGGAATTAAAGAGACGGACAGGGTTTTCCTGAATCATCCGTACATGTCAAGGCTGGATTATAATTCAACCTGGGGATTCTCCACGCGCTCAGTTAAATATAATTTTAAATTATTAGGTTAATCATCAAGGAGTTGTTATTATATTATGGGTAGTTTTAGTAGATCAGTAAGGAGAAATAAAGCTAAAAAGGCTAAGAAAGCCATGGCAGAGAAGGTCGCACTCTTCGACAAGCTCGGTACAGAGTGTCTGACATGCCAAAAACCTTTTGACAAAACCAACAAAGAACAAGTATTATCATGGTCTGTTGTCGTGAGAAATAAAGAAAACAAAGTTAATCTTTATTGTCCAGAATGCTGGAACAAAGCGACACAGGTTATCGAAGACTTCAAAAAAAGAAACGAGGAAAATAAATGATTATAGAATACGCTAGATTAAGAGAGGATGCAGTCCCTCCCACAAGAGGGAACCCAAGCGATGCAGGGCTGGATGTTTTTTACAATCCAGAAAACAAAGGGATTACGGTCATCGACCCTTCATATAGTGCTCGACTGCAGACTGGTCTGAGTTTTGGTGTGCCACACGGGTACATGCTCCAGGTGATGAACAGGTCATCTGTCGCAGCCAAAAAGAACTTGGTCGTCGGTGCACACGTTGTAGATTCGGGATATGAAGGAGAAGTCTTCATCGACATGCACAACGTAGGCAATCAGACTCAGATCATTGAGCCTGGTGATAAGATCGCTCAAGTAGTGCTGGTGCCTGTTGTGCCTTTCCGTGCTGTTGAGACGGCGAATGGGAATCTCTACGATTGGTACCCTATCACTATTTCCGAGCGTGGCGACGGGGCTCTTGGGAGCACAGACAAATGAAAAAAGGATGTGCAAACTGCGACTGCGAAGAGCCATGTGGTGCTAAAAAGAAAAAGATGAGCAAAGCTTATGCCACAAAGGCTCTAATACATGGAGGAGACATATATGAAAAAGAAAAAGTTGACCACCCGAAACACTATAACACTGGGAAAATCGAAGTTATCGATGCCATTGAAGATTGGACGCTTGGTTTTAACGACGGAAACGCGATTAAATATATTGCGAGACATAGATACAAAGGGAATCCCGTTCAGGATATTGAAAAGGCTATTTGGTATCTCCAAAGGCACCTGAATATCTTAAAGAAGGAGAAGGCAACATGAAAGACTACAAGAAAGGACTTAAAAAGTTTTTAATGGAAAGAAAGCTGGAAGACTACAGCGACTCTGCTGTTTTAAAGTTGTACCATTTCGCTTCAGCCGATGAGGGTTCGTTAACCTTAGATCCTGAGCACTTCCTTTCTGGAAGAAGTACGTTTTCGAAGAGAGAATATGAGAAATCTCAAGTACCTAGAACGTTCTTTTATCTTGATCTCGACCATGCAGAAAAAATTGTAAAGTCAGGAAGAACACTGTATACAGCATCAGTCCCATCTAGTCTTGTGTATGATCTAAATCAGGATCCTGAAAACATTATAAGGAAGTCTGTACAACCAGGGGCTTTTTTTGTAAATTACAATACAGTCTTTGAAACAATTAAAGAAAATTACAAGGGTGCGTTTTATAAGCTTCCAAATTTTGATGTGGTCGCTTGGTTCGAGCCCATAGAAGTTCATAAACAAGAGGAGGAATTATGAAAAAGGGAGATGTTGTTTTTAACGAATACCATGGCATTAGAAGGTATGGTATAATTGAAAGAAAAGAAATGCAAGAAGATGGATGGGCATATTGTGAAGTAGACTGGATCAACGATGAACAGTATGCAAGAGCAATGAGCGCCAGAAAGTCGCTGACTGGAGGAAAGGACTGGACGCTAAAGAAATACAGAGTCGACCAGATTCAGCGCATCGACATGCAAAAAGAAATGGAAACATTTAATGCGATTAAGTATATTTTACAAACAAGAGGCAAGGAATGAAAAAAGGCATTACAACAATGAGTCCGTCTGATTGGACATTGAAAGATTCCGATGACCTATTGTCAGGAGCCAAAGAGGCTTTGTCTTATAACGATGTGCTTTTGGTGCCACAGTTCAGTGATATTAAAAGCAGGTCAGACGTTGACATATCAGCCGAGTTAGATGATGTAATGAAGTTTAATATGCCCATCATCGCCAGCCCAATGGACACTGTAACCGAAGGCGCAATGACTGCGGCTTTTGATTCCTATGGCGGATTAGCTATCATACACAGGTATAATACTATCAATGAACAGTTGGCAGTAGTTAGAAGCGTGTTTAGAAACAAGCCTGATGCCCGAATCGGCGCCGCCATCGGAGCAACTGGTGACTACTTTGAAAGAGCTATGGCACTATGCGAATCAGGTGTACAAGTGTTATGTTTGGACGTCGCACACGGACACCATGTGCTAGTTCGAGATGCCTTAAAAAAATTGCGGAATACTTTTGCTGAATCTGTTCATATTATGGCAGGCAACGTTGCAACTAGAGAAGGCTTCGAAGCTCTCTCTGAGTGGGGCGCGGATAGTGTCCGAGTGGGTATCGGAGGCGGAAGTATTTGTTCAACGAGACTGGTGTCCGGACACGGCATGCCAACTCTGCAAAGCGTTGCTGAGTGCGCCAAATCTCAGTGCGATACTAAAATCATAGCTGACGGCGGAATAAAAACAAGTGGAGATATAGTTAAGGCTTTAGCCGCAGGAGCTGATTTTGTTATGATCGGCTCATTACTGGCAGGAACAGAGGAGACACCAGGTGAAACATTTCATAGCAACTCAGGGAAGAGGTATAAAGTATACAGAGGAATGGCCTCCACAGAAGCCCAATCGGACTGGAGAGGAAAGTCCTCCACCCCAGAAGGAGTCTCAACTACAGTTCCCTACAGGGGGGAGGTTGCTCCTGTATTGGATAATCTTTTGGGTGGCATTAGGAGTGGACTTAGCTATTCTGGTGTACGCACACTAGGAGCCCTGCAAGCGAAAGCTAAATTTATTAGACAGTCTTCAGCAGGGCAGATCGAAAGCTCGACACATATTATGAGGAAGTAAATGATAAAAGCTATTGTTCTGGCAGCGCTGATATTTTGTGGGTGCCAAGAACCAAAAATTTATGAATGTGAAGGATGGACAAAGCGACCATGCATATGTCCCAGTGGAGAAGAGGGCGTGCAAAGATGTTCGAACGGACCAGCATTTCTAGATCCTCCTCCTCCAAGGGTGTGGCTACCATGTAGCTGCTGCTTTGACAAGGAAAGAGATGAACATGGGGTGTATTACATCGACCAGAGAGACGCATCCGGTTGCTGGGAAGACACATACGATCCATCGGTTTCTGAATTCTTAAAAGACATAGGAAGCCACGCGAAATGAAAGACCCTTTTGCACCCCCTCCAGAGGAGAGGAAAAAGTTCATGTTTTATGACACTGAGAGAAGGCAAGCCGATTTAAGAATAAGACTTAAATATGACGGCATTAATCAGTCAACTTTCTTTCGTGCTATGATAACCGGTTATCTTGAAAAAGATGAGATGCTGTTGGCTTTCTTAGAGAAACATAAAATAAAATATGGACTGCAAGGTCAAGATAAAATAAAAAGTTCAAACCGCATCACCGAGAAAGGCAAACAAACTGCAAAACAATTTGCACTAGACGATGATGCCATCGAAGATATATTTGATTTAATAAAAAAGGAGAACCCTGATATATGAAATGCCTAGAAGAATGTATAAAAAACAAACAGCCATGTAAGCAAAATGACTGCAGACATTGGATAGATTACAAAGAAGATATGAATTGCTTACATGAGTCGATCGACAAGCACGGCACAATGACTTTGAGAGAAGTCGCTGACCGCCTAGGCGTCAGCTTTGTCAGGATTAAACAGATTGAAGACAAGGCAATGAGAAAATTAAATAAATTATTGCAGAATAACACTAAGTATAATATGTAAAAAAAAGAGCATTTGTGCTTTTTAATCACTATTTACTAGTGAGTTTTTTCGACTAAACCATTTAAAACAAGGAGTCCAACATGAAGAAGCGAATTTTAACAGAGTCCAACACAAAGAGATTTATGAAGTTGGCAAGCATTGGGGCACTTTCTGAGAAGTTCATCAATGAAACAACAGAAGAGACGATGGAAGAATCAGAGGAGACGGTAACGGAAACTGATGATGCATCTCTCGAAGAAGGCGGAATGTACAAGAAAGACGACAAGATGGAAGAAACCGTCGAAGAAAACATTGAAGAAACCGTCGAAGAAAACATTGAAGAAACAACTGAGCTTACTGAAGCAGAGACGGTCAACGTCGACGTTGTAGAGTTGGTTGATTCAATCTTGAGCGCAGTCTCAGACGCAACTGGCGTTGAGATGTCCCGCGAAGGCGGGGAAGAAGAAGGCGAGCCTGAATTGGGCGACGAACCAATGGGTGATGAGCCAATGGGTGACGAACCAATGGGTGACGAACCAATGGGTGATGAGCCTGATCTTGGCGGCGAGGAAGAAATGAGTCCTCCCGTTGGTGACGAGGAAGAAGAGGAACCTGAAGCAATGATGCAAGAAGAGTTCATCAATGAGGTTACTCGTCGCGTTGCCAAACGCCTCTTAAAGAAACTAGGTAAATCCTAGGGCTTTCTTGAGATAAAGAAAAGACTTGATTTTTTTCATTTGGATTCTATATTAAGCCTGTCTGCAAAGACAGGCTTTTTTTTGCCCGTACAGGAGTGTGATTATGGAAATGTTATACAGCTTGTTATGGTTCGTCGTAGGTGCGTTCTCTTATAGAATAATTTCTAGACTGATGCAATATGGGTCAATGATTAACCTTTACACACAAACGCTGGTTTGTTCTTTGGCTATTTTGAGAATGACAGAGGATAACATTATTACAGCGCAACAAAAAAGAAGAAAAGCGGAAGAGAAGGCGGGTATGTCGAAAGAGGAAATTGAAGAAAATGATAAAATTGAGTCTAAGGCTATAGCTATATGGCGTGAGTTGTCAGTGACTAACATTATTAATCTTACGCCATCTGCGCTTCGCCCGGCGATTAAGTTTAGAAATTGGCGCCAAGCCATGAATTTTTTAGACTCTACAATTAAACGCAATTAATTATTAATATAGGCTTTAAAAAGCCCCAAGCAAAAATTGAGGTAAAAATAATGAATACAACACATCAAGTAACGTTAGAGTGTGAAGAGGAAGGGGCAGAGGAAGAAGTAAAGCCAAAAAAGAAAACTACAAAAAAGAAAGCTACGAGAAAAAAGAAGCCTGAGCCAAAGCAAGAAGAGCAGGTCGAAGAAGCAGATGAAACAGATGAAGAAGAGGAAGGGGAAGACAAGGGCAAAAGTCCTTTTGTTATTCTTCCTGATTTAAATATTTTGTCCGCCCTCGCCGGCGCAGCCGGAGGAGGATCTAGTAAATCACAAATGAGAATCGTCAGCTTATATGGCGCGGTTACAGAAGACAAGGCTGAAGCAACCATATTCTCAATGGCTCTACTTCATGAAGAAGGAGAGTACGAGACATACAAGAATCCTGAAGACCCTGAAGAGGGGTATGTCTTGATGCACCGCCCGTTTGATTTCTACATATCAACTTACGGCGGATCGGCATCTGACATGTTTGCTATATATGATGTGATGCAGTCTATTAAAAAGGATTGCGACGTATGCACAATTGGCTTGGGAAAGGTAATGTCAGCAGGAGTGCTCCTTCTGGCTGCAGGCACCAAGGGCAAAAGAAAGATTGGCGCCAACTGCAGGGTCATGTTGCACGGCGTCATCGCAGGCTCAAGCGGAAGTCTTATTTCAATTGAAAACGAGATGGAAGAAACTAAGATAATGCAAAAGATGTATGTCCAGGCAATTGCCGAGAACACGAATATGTCCGAAGCTCACTTGCGTAAGTTGATTAAGAGAAACACCAATGTTTATCTCTCAGCAAAGGAAGCAGTAGAGTTGGGAATTGCCGACGAAATAATCTAAATCATCCTTGATTATGGTACGTTAAACTAAATTAAATATCTTTTCTATAGTTATGAACCCATAAAAGCAACTATTTATAAACAAACAAGAAATAGCTATTTGTTTTATGCTTTGTAGGAGGTTCTATGTCATGGGATGGAGAATTAATTGGTATAACAAAAGATCAGCGAAGAAATATGGCTGGCACCCTTTCTGGTTCGGCGCTTCAGAGTTTGATCAAGTATTAGAAATAAGGGTAAAAGATTTTCAAAAACACCACGGTTTAAGCGCTGATGGAATGGTCGGACCAAAAACTTACAGAAGAATTTTGACTCAAGTCAATCGATTTGGCGAGCAAACGTCGACCGGCGAGGTTACCAAAGGAATTATGTGCAATGGGATTATCAAGAAGATCGATTGGGACGACACAAAGATAGATTTGATAAAGCCTGGATGTTATAAGAAATATAAGTCCGAGCGAAAGCCGACGATGATTGTCACGCACTGGGATGCGACTTTATCAGCTTCTTTGTGCAAAAAGATCTTAGAGAAAAAAGGAATATCAACACATTTTGTTATTGACAATGACGGTTCGATTGTACAACTTTTGGATTGTAACCATGCCGGGTGGCATGCAGGCAACAGGAAAGTCAACAACGCATCGATAGGAATTGATTTTAGCAATGCATTTTACACAAAATATAATAAGGTATACGCCCGACGCGGCTTTGGTTTGAGACCTGTTTTGGACGATTCTGTTGTGCATGGGGTTAAACTTCGTTCGCATTTAGGGTATTATCCTAGACAGATAAATGCATATAAAGTGTTGTTGGATTTTCTCCACAACGAATATGGTATACCAATGGAATGTCCTACTGACAGCAAAGGAAATTTAATAACTCGTGTACACTCTCAGTCCAAAAGGGCCAAGTTCAAAGGAGTGGTGTGCCACTATCACATAAGCAGAAAGAAAATTGACACCGCTGGCTTAGAGCTTAATAGTATTGTTGAGCAAGTCAGAGGCTGGAACAAAAAGGATTAAATAATGAACGACATGAAACTAATAATGGAATCTTGGAGAAAATACTCTGTTGAGGACAAGACTTTAACGATTCTTAAAGAACGCGCAAATAAAGGAATAATCACAGAAGAGCGTTTAGCTGAACTGTGGTTAAAGTCGATCGACGAAGACTGGGATCAGATGGTCAATGAAGGGGTGATCGACTCACTAAAGGCAGGAATGGAGCTTGTTAAACAAGGTGGAGAATTCGTTGCTGATAAAATCGCAGCGGCTTATGAAGCTGCTGCTAGCAGAATTAATGCGTGGATTACAAGGCTATATATTGGAGGGCTAGACATTCTTGAGAGAACTATTTCTAAGGTCAAATCCTTTAGCGCAGTCCAAAATTTTATTGGGGTAATGTCGTCTTTGGTAGGAAAGGTCGAAGACTTCAAGTCTGAGCATCCTGTGTTGCATAAAACTGTAATGATTGCTGGGATCGTCGCATCCGTGGCTGCTGTTACATATCTTATGGCAGGAGAGGCTGGCGCCAAAATTCAAAACCCTGATAATCCTAAGAAGATTATGACGGGAGCCGAGGAGGTCTGGACAGGAGCAAAGGGAGTGTGTTCTTCTATTGCACAAAATACAGAGGATCGCCAAGTAAGAAGCATGGCTATGGACTGCGTACAATTGATAAATGACTATGCACCCGGCGGAGCGCTCGATAATGCAGATAAGGTTCTTAAGTTTAGCAAAGACGGCGTTTTTACAGCAGAAGATCTCATTCGAGGAGCCGCCGGCATGTTTGGAGATCTTGAGAAAGATGTTGCAGAAGCAAAAAAGGCAGTGGCACTTGTTAGGGACCAGTGGATTGAAGCTGGAAAACCCATGGAAGGTCCTATTTATGACAAGGCTATACAGGCGATGAATGATTTCAAAGAAGCAAATGCTACATTAGATGATCTTTTGAAGATGGGCGAAGAATCAACTTACAAAACTCAAAGATTAATTAAGTCAGCAGGTAGCCAGTTTCGAACGGTTTCTGGAGGCATCGGCACGACAAAAGGGTTAGCTGACCCAGATTCAATAAGAGCCATTGGTCAAGGTGGCGCACAAGCAGTAGCAAAAGGTTTGGCAAAATGAGAAACACAAAAGAA